ATGGATAGATAGCCTACAAAGCCCCTGGCCTCATGGCGCGGTTGAGGATGCAAGCGATAACACGCTAAAAATGTCACCTGGGCCGCTTACAGTCTTTGCCTTTGACGTTAGCCCTAGCAAAAGAGACGCAAGTTTGACTATGGGCCAAGTTTTGCCGGACGGCAAGATCGGCATAGCAGTCTTGGAGACATATAGCAGCCAGGTTGCAGTAGATGAGCTAGCCATAGCAGCTAGCATTAAAAAATGGGCAGATATGTACTACCCGCGCGTAGTTTGTTATGACAAGTACACAACAGCATCTATAGCACAGCGCCTACAGATGGCAGGGGTACAAACGCGGGATGTATCAGGGCAGGCGTTTTATACTGCGTGCTCGGACTTTCATAACGCCCTGACTAATAATCGGATACGACATAGCGGCCAAGATCAGCTAGTACAACAGATGGCTAACTGTGCGGCTAAAACTAATGACAGCAGCTGGCGTATTGTCCGGCGTAAGTCGGCAGGGGCAGTAGATATACCTATTGGCCTTGCTATGGTTGTACACGTTCTAGCACAGCCTGTCGGTGAGGTTAAGGTTTACAGTTAGACACGCCGAGACTTAAATGTATCGTTTTGCCTGTGGATAACCTACAATCTTGGCTATGGGGTTACTACAAACGCTTGGCATAACAAAAAGAGATGTAACAGCTCAGTTAATGCCGCCTGTAATGAACGCAGGCTACGGCGTGGGCGTTTATAGTTTTGGTGGCCTATATGGAACAGGTAGCGCCGCACCTTTTATAGATCGCAATATTGCCTTACAAGTACCTAGTGTTGTGCGCTGCTCTAATTTAATTAAAGGCGTTATATCTACACTTGATCTAAAGCTATATAAAAAATCTACAGGCGAACAGCTAGAGTCTCCGTTATGGCTAGATCAACCTGATATGCGCCAGCCGCGTAGTGTCACTATTGCATACACAGTAGATAGCCTTTTGTTTTACGGCGTTGCTTATTGGCGCGTTACAAGTTTGTATGCAGATGATGGCAGACCTAGCGGGTATGAGTGGGTGGCAAACTCTCGCGTCACGGTTACAACTAATCAAGACGGCACGTTAGTAGATACTTACGCCGTTAATGGTGTAGTAACACCTAGCAGCGGTATTGGCAGTATCGTAACTTTTCAGTCTTTATTACCTGGTGTATTAGATACTGGCGCTCGCACAATACAAAGCGCAATAGATGTACAAAAAGCGGCTAGCGTATCTGCTGCTACACCTATGGCTACTTGTGTAATTAAAAATAGCGGTGCAGACCTGCCGGAGGCACAGATTAGCGGTTTACTAGCTGCTTGGAAAGCTGCACGTGCGTCACGATCTACAGCATATTTAACTAGCACTTTAGACGTGCAAAATATTGGTTTTAGTCCTAAAGATATGATGTACAACGAGGCTAGTCAATATCTAGCTACCGAGATAGCGCGCCTTATGAACGTACCAGCTTATTATATTAGCGCGGACATGAATAACAGCATGACATACCAAAATATTTTAGATGGTCGTAAAGAGTTTGTAGCTTATAGTTTGCAGCCTTATATAAGTGCTATCGAAAATCGTTTGTCAATGGATGATCTAACACGTCATGGCAATGTTGTAAAGTTTGCTATAGATGACACTTTCCTACGCGCTGATACAGCTGCACGACTAGATGCAATAGAAAAGATGCTAACACTAGGCCTTATTGACTTAGAACAAGCGATGGAAATGGAACAATTAACACCTAACGGCATAGGAGATACAAATAATGATCTTAACATTTAGCGGTGTTGTACAAGCTGTAGATAGTGGCGAGCGCCGCACTATCGCAGGTAAAATTGCCCCTTATGATGGCGAGATCGGCATGACAAGCGCCGGGCCTATTGTCTTTGCTAAAGGAAGCATTACAGCTGAGGACACAAACAAAGTTAAACTTTTAATGCAACACGATACAGGCCAACCTGTAGGACGCATGGTAAATATGCAATCTACAGAGGATGGCCTGTATGCAAGTTTTAAGATCAGCGCATCAACGCGCGGTAACGATGCAATTTTGCTAGCCCAGGAACAACTTATGGATGGCCTATCCGTTGGGGTTGAGGTAATCAGCTCTGAGCCAAAAAAAGGTTATCTCCTGGTCACAGCGGCAAAGCTGCGAGAGGTATCTCTAGTAGAGTCGGCTGCTTTTCCAAGTGCCGCTGTGCAAAGTATTGCCGCTAGCGAAAGCGAAGCGACAGAGCAAGACAATCCAACCCAACCCGAAAGCGAGGCAGCTGTGACTACAGCCCCTGAAAATCCGAACGAGGATCAAGCCGAGGCTGCACCTGTAGTAGAGGCAGCACGCGCGATTATCCGTCCAAGCGCACTAGATAGCCAGCGCGTCCGTACACCTATTACAAGCATGGGCGCATACACAGAGCACAAGATTAAGGCAGCACTCGGTAACGAGGACTCAAAGCTTTACGTAACAGCTGCCGATGACTCTTTCTCTACAAACCCTGCATTTTCTCCAACTCAGTACCTATCAGAGTTCCCAACTAACACACGTTTTGGCACACCTGCTATTGACGCTTGCTCTCGCGGCGTTTTGCCAGCTAGCGGTATGACGATCAACGTACCTTCACTTGTGACCTCAGCCGGTGGTCAGTCAGGCGTAGCACCTGTAGTAACTGTTGAAGCTGAGGCTGGCGCAGTACAAAATACAGGTATGGTAACTGAGTACCTATCAGGCACAATTAACAAGTACAGCGGTATGAATACACTTAGCGTAGAATTGCTAGAGCGCTCAGACCCTAATTTTTATGCAGAGCTAACTACACAGCTACAAAATGCTTACCTTAAGACACTTGATACAACAGTCCTAGCGGCTCTAGTAACAGCTGGAACAGTAGCGACTACTGCTCAGGCTGCTACATCTGCTGGCATTATTGGTTATACATCCGAAGCTTCCCGTATGGTTTATGAAGCTACTGGCTATTTTGCCAATAACTATATTGCTAACGGATCACAATGGCAGCTATTGCTCGGCGCATCTGATACTACTGGGCGTCCAATCTACTCAGCATCTCAGCCAATGAACGCAGCCGGACTAACTCAGCCTGGCTCAATTCGCGGTAACGTACTAGGTCTTGATCTATACGTAGATAAGAACTTTGCAGCTACTACAACTGTAGATGACTCAGCAATTATCCTTGCACCTGAGGCCTTTACTGTTTACCAGTCACCTACTGCCTATATGTCAGTAAACGTTGTTTCAAACCTACAGGTACAGGTAGCGATCTATGGCTACATGGCAACTATTGCCAAGATGCCTAAGGGAATTATTCGTTACAACTTCACCTAAGCGATAACCCACTAATAGTGTGCTGGGACATATTTAGCCCTTTGTCCCAGCACACCTAGTAAAGAAAGGTAAAGAGATGCCAGCCACGTACGTAACAGCTGCAACGCTTAAGGCAAGCCTGGGCGTAGGCACTCTTTATGATGCTTACACTTGGATAGAGGACACCTGCCAAGCGTCAGAGGATTTAATCAACAGTTTTCTAGAGTTTGATTATGCACCTGTCGTAGGCACAGCTCTTGTAAGTAACGTAGCTACTGTCATGCTGGCTAACCCTGGATTATTTACTACAGGCGAGACTGTGACAATCGCAGGGGCAGGTAGCACCTTCAACGGCAGCTACACAATTACAGCTACTCTACCTTTTAGCACAGGCACTACAAACCTACTGCCAGCCTTCAATATGCAGCTTAACTATTACCAGCCGGCACGTGGCTACAGCTTTATACAATATGCAAAGGTTGCAGCAGATCAAAACTTCAGACGTGTCAAACCATACGGCCGGGCAACAGGCGCAGACACAAAAACTACTGCTTACGCATCTACGCCAGCTATAAATGCAGCGGCTCTTATGCTGGCTGAAAATATATGGACGTCACGCTTTAGCACACAAAACGGCGGCACTAGCGTAGATGGCTATAGCCCTAGCCCATTCAAAATGTCAAATACACTCATGGCGTCTGTGCGAGGGTTACTAGCGCCTTACCTTTCAAGTTCGACAATGGTCGGCTAATGCCAGCGCCTATAACTACGCTGCGTAGCACTATCGCAGCAGCTCTAGCAGATGCTAGTTACTCTACTTTTGCTTTTCCACCTAGCACAATGCTGGCAAACAGCGTGATCGTAGCCCCGGCTGATCCATACCTAACGCCTAGCAATAACAGCCACGCAGGTATATCGCCGCTAGCAAACTTTAAGATTATTGTAACTATTCCTATGTTTGACAATGAGGGCAACCTACAAGGCATAGAAACAACCTTTTGCACAGTATTTAATAAATTAGCCGCTAGCTCTATTGTCTTTAACGTGACGGCTGTTTCTGCACCTAGCGTTTTAACTGTAACAAGCGGTGACTTGCTTACAGTAGATTTACAAATATCCGTACTAACGAGCTGGAGCTAAAATGGCACTTACAGATGAGGACAAAGCGTTTTTAATCAAGATAGGCCAGGACTTGCCTATTGAGGTTAAAGAAACAAAACCACCAAAAGAAACAACAACTACAGAAAATGAGGTATAACCAATGGCAATTTATTTGTCAAATGGTGTGGTAGTCACGCTAAACAGCGTTGCACTATCAGATCACGTTACAAGTGCGACCATTAATCGCAGCTTTGACGAACTTGAGGTAACAGCTATGGGTAAAGAGTATTGCCCACTCGCAGCGTAAGCAGCGATGAAAATTACAGCGCTATATCGGTGAAGGCCCCCAATTAAAAAAGGGTTAATACCGAGGCAACCTGCGAAAGCAGAGAGTCCGTAACGACTACACGCGCTGCCCCTAGTAATAGGGTGAAGATATAGTCTGATCTGCATCAATGGTAAAGATGCAGAAGTTAGCAGAAATGACTAACTCGCCCGATAGGGTGGTAACAGATTGGATACCGCACACAAGTTCGTAAAAGGTTTAGAAGCAAGCACTATTACTTTAGACTTTCTAAATGATACAGCTGCATCTAACGTCAATGCAACGCTACAAGCCGCATGGGGTACAACAGTAACCCTGACACTTAAGCAGACAAGCGCTGTAACTTCAGCAACCAATCCTTTGTTTAGCACAACAGTGCTTGTAAACAATACGCAAGATATAAATGGCAGCCCAGCTGACATAAGCTCACAAAGCATTACATTTACTTGTAATTCTCCAATCGTAATTACTACTTCATAACAAACTAACAAAGGGGCTAAGACAATGGCAAAACTAAAAATAACAAGGGCTGACGGATCGGTATCTGAGCATCAGATAACGCCGCGTATTGAGTATGCCTTTGAGCTGTACGCTAAAAAAGGCTTTCATAAAGCTTTTAGAGATGACGAAAAGCAAAGCGATGTTTACTGGCTAGCCTGGGAGTGCATCCGCACTAGCGGCGAGACTGTACCTGTCTTTGGTCCGGCGTTTTTAGAAACTTTAGTAAAAGTAGAGGTGCTAGACGATAGCCCTTTGGAGTAGTGGGGCGCGGCAGCTTTGGCTACGTTATTGCGCAGATAGCGGTAGAGACAGGTATCGCGCCCCAGGCTTTATTAGAGTTAGACAGCACAATGTTTGCTAACGTAATTAAGGTATTAAACGACAGATCAGAGGAAATAAAAAATGCCAGCAAGCGTAAAGGGCGCCGTTGAACTCCGCAAGGCTCTACGCAAGTTTAGTCCTGATCTAGCAAAAGAAACTCAGAAGGAAATCGCTGGGGCATTAAAGCCAATCAGTAAAACTGCCAAGGGCTACTTTCCAGATGACGGCTCTGTGCTTAGCGGATGGTTGCCTAGAGAAAACTCACAGAGTCGCTTTCCTACTTATTCTGCTCGACAGGTTAAGGCAGGCGTTGGCTACAAGACATCACCAGGTAAGCCTAATCGCAGAGGCTTTAGATCCCTTGCTCGCGTGTTTAACAAAACCGCAGCTGGTGCGATCTATGAAACTATGGGTCGGGTAACTCCTAGCAGTCGCTTCGTGCAGAACCAGAATAATAAGTTTGAGCAGAACATGAAGGGCGATGGCAAGATGGAAGGTCGTGCTCTGTATCGTGCCTATGAAGAAAACCAAGGCAAAGCTAGAGAGTCAGTGCTAGCAGCGATCCAGACAGCAGCCAATAAACTAAACGCAACAGCCAAGGCGAGAGGATAGTCATGGCCAATATCGTTAT